CCGGATCCGTTCCGACCGACGGAGAACGTCAAAGTGTCCATGTCAGTTTACATGGTCTTTGACCTCCCGCCGGCCGGCTATACGGCCGTGGAGGGACTCGCAGTGTACGCTGGCTTCAAGAACCAGCTTGCCGCGGGTACCGACCTGCTCCCCACCAAGCTACTAGGTGGAGAGTCGTGAACGATGATGACCTCCAGAAGCTCTTCGATCAATTGGGTCCTCTAACTGAGGTCCAATATCGAGTCTTCGTGGTGTTGATTGGTGACATTCTCACGGAGTACCTAAACTCGGAAGAGTTCCGGTGCATCCTTGAGTTAAAGGGAATCAAAGTAAAACGTGATTACCCCACCTTGAACCAGACAAACCTAGACGTTTAAAACGCGTTTAGGTCCTCTGCTCATGGTGATGCCGCCAAACGATGCCTTGAAGCCTGTGAATCGTGTCGAAATTCGACATGATCCACAAGAGTTTCTAGCCGATGAAGGGAAGCCCATAGATATTCGTATCTATGTGTCTCCCAAGGCTATTGCGGCTGGTATAGCCGCTCTAACCATTGTCGGTAGGCTCATCGAAACCATTTCAACGGCGATCATAGATCGTTTGTTGTAGTGGTTGCGAATTACTAGGCTAAGGATGTGATTCTCCCTATAGAAAGGGGGGCCACATGAAAAGCCTGATATCACTCTGGTCCAGAACAGCCAATGAATTGGCTGTTCGATGCCGCACAAGCGCCACTCGCGACGTAAAAACCGTCACGAGCCGGACAGAAAACGAGGGGTTATGGTTTCTTGCCGTAACCCTGGCGTCCTTTGGCAAAGCTACCGAAAAGTGGCTGAACCAAGGGTTCGTCGATCCTTGGGATGCTCCGAAGTTCGCAAGAACTAAGGGACATCTTACTGGGCGCCCTGCATTTCTGCAAGGGTTCCTTGATCGTGTTTTCTGTCCAGACAGTGGTGCGCTTATGGATGAACCAGACATCGAGGCAATCTATGCTATTCGTCAGTTAACACTGATGTTTAGTAAGATAGCTCTACCAGAGAATGCCGAAAGGGATTCTCACCCTGCTGGCGGCCGAGAGGTCGTCAGTCAGGATCGTGGTAGACTAGCGATGTCTGAATTTGTCCAGTGTGAGCAGGACGTTCGGGATGCGGATAGTCGACTTGATCCCCTCCATATGGAGGATTTCAAGCGTATATCCACAATGCTTTTTGGCGAACTTTTCGCCAAAGTAGATAGAGATATCTACTGGGGTAGAATTTATCCCAAGCATGGCCCAGGCGCTACTGCTGACCGCCTCTCAAGTAATGAGAAGTGGAATCAGCAGCTCTGGACCTCACGCCTCCAAAGGATTTTTCCTGCGGAGGAGTACCTCTCTGTTAACCCGCATAACTACCGGGAACACAGGGAGAGTCCGGACGTCCTCGAACCCGGTTCGGAGATACCCGTTAGGGTTATCACCGTTCCTAAAACGCTCAAAACACCAAGGATTATTGCGATAGAGCCCACCTGCATGCAGTTTATGCAGCAGGGAGTTCTCCGCAGTATTCTCGACGCGTTTAAAGAGGATAGTTTCCTCTCGCGCGTCGTCGGATTTGACGATCAAGAGCCCAACAGGACTCTTGCTCGAAAGGGATCATTTAGCGGTGATCTCGCTACACTCGATTTGAGTGAAGCATCCGATCGTGTTTCGAATCAGCATGTACTAGCCCTATTGGAAGACTATCCTCATTTGTCTGAGGCAGTCCAAGCCACTAGGTCTAGAAAGGCTGATGTACCTGGCCACGGAGAAATCCGTTTAGCCAAGTTTGCGTCTATGGGTTCAGCTCTCTGCTTTCCTTTCGAGGCTATGGTATTCCTTACCCTAGTCTTTTTGGGAATAGAAAGGGAGCTAAGTGCCCCGCTTTCTTCCGTATCGGATATCAATCGATATCGGAAGCAGGTGCGCGTTTTCGGGGATGATATTATCGTCCCACGAGAACATGTGCTGTCCGTTGTTAGTGAACTCGAAACTTTTGGGTTTCGAGTAAACACTAGCAAGTCTTTCTGGACCGGAAGGTTCAGAGAGTCTTGCGGTAGGGAGTATTATGACGGCCATGACGTTAGTATCGTCAAGGTTCGCCGTGTACTTCCTACACATCGGCAGGATGGGAGTGGAGTAATATCTGCAGTTAAGCTACGTAACCAGCTCTATTGGGCTGGCCTGTGGCAATCTGCACGGTGGATGGACACTTATTGTGAAGACTTGCTAAAGGTCTTCCCAAACGTGGCACCCACCTCTCCACTGCTGGGCCGGGAGTCAGCTCTGGGATACCAATTCCAGAAGCTGGATCCTAATCTTCACAGCCCCCTAACTAGGGGCTACAGAGTGAAGGCCGAAATCCCTCTTGATACTCTTGAGGGAGACGGGGCCCTGCTCAAATGTCTCATGCGAAGAGAACCGGTGAACCCCTGGGGTTTAATCCCCAAAGAGCATCGGCAACTTGCAATCGACGCCGAAAGCGTTGATAGTGAGCATTTGGAACGTTCTGGACGTCCCAAGCGCGTCAGCATCAAGCTTGGGTGGTACTCTCCGTTTTAATTGAATGGAGAGATTCCGGAACGGCCTAACTAGCCTAATCCGGAGCGGGAGATAGTTAAACACTATCCCTACCACACTACTGGACCAGGATATTAGTCTGGCCCTGTTGGTGGTGAATCGTGGGTTAGAGAACAG